ATGTGGTGGCCCCCGCGATTGGGCCTGACGTACGGGAGGAGAGGCCAACCCCAGGGGGTGGCCTCCCCATACGTAGTATGGGGGTTCAGCACCTAACTGTTCCTGATCATCCAAAATACTGAAATCATTGAATAAAATGACTTCGAGAAGTCTTCGGCCATGACATAGGCGCCGAGGACATATCATATGGTAACCCATTGATTTTGTTGAGCTCACACATACCCATGACATATGAGTTAGGCCTCACTCATATGACATGGGTCGTCTTCAGCACCCTCTGGATAGACCCAGACAGTGGGGTTTTCGACCTGCAGAGAGACCCCAGACTGAGGGCATTTGAAGTGGCTTGGCAGGACCGGACGGGTCTCGGTGGTGACCTCCCCGGTGACCGGATCGATATGATCGACGGGCGTGCCGAACTGCATCCCTTCGACACAGAGATAGCCAAATCGCGACCGGGTCATGGGGTAACCAAACTCGGACGGATCGCGCAGGAATTTCACGAAACCTTTGGTCGCCAGCACGCTGAGGCGCTCGCGGATCGTGTGCTTGCTGCCCAGACCGCTCTGGTTCTCGAAGCTCTCAGCGAACTGGGTCCCCGTGTAGAGGCGTTCGCTGGCAGCTTCATCGAGTAGCATGCCTAGGATGACGTCGTGCTTGCGCAGGCGTTCGGCATCGAAGCGTGCACCCACTTCCTTCCGCACCAGGCGTTCATTCATCGGGTTCAGTTCGATCCACTCACCGTTGACCTTGTCGATGAGCTTTCCCAGCAGCGCGGGGCCGTTCCTAAGCTCGATTTCTAGCCGACGCGCGCTGTTGTCCTCCTCCGGCCGATGCATAAGAAGCCCTGAGGTGTAGAAACCGCGAAGCGCACTCGCGCCCGAGAGCGCAAGGAAAGGGTCTTCCTTCACCTGTGTCTTCGAAGCTTTCCGGATGTGGTGGGCGAGAATGATGCCGGCGTCCGGATTGACCGCCTCGCGCAGGGGCTCCACGCGATCCCTTAGGAAGAACATCATGGCGGTATTGTCGTTTTCACCGCCGCCCTCAGGGCCGCCATCAAAGATATTGCGGATCGGGTCGATGACGATGACGTCAGGCCGAGCCTCTGGAAAGGCGGCGTGGATCGCCTCTGCCACGCGGGCGACGCCCTCGGCATCAAGCAGGATTTTCAGCTTTGGCGTAGCGATGAAAGTATCGCGCGCAGCGGCAATCACGGCTGCTGGCAGCGCTATTTGGTGTATGCGCTCGCGCAGGTAATGGTACTGGATTTCGGCCTGCAGGTAGAACACGCGCAGCGGATGGGGCGGCGTGAAGCCGAGAAACGGCACGCCAGCTGCCATATGCACGAGCCAGGAAATCAGGAAATCGCTCTTGCCCACCTTGGGTGCACCACCCAGCACAAGAAGGCCGCCAGGCGTCAGAACTCGTGGTGCAATGATGTCCTCGGGCATCGGGCTGGTATCATCCAGCAGTGCGCCGAGACTGAAGGCCGGCAATGGCCCGGCAGGTGTATCCGCACGAGGCAGTCGCAGGAGCGGTGGGCCGTTTCTTTTGACATGTAGCGCCCAGAGACGCTCGGACTCGGCCTGCAGTCGGTCCAGCGGCCAGGACGGGCGCAGCATGGCAGCGTTGTAGCCGCAGATGGCTTCCCAGCCTTCCAGCGGATCCAAGCGGCCTTCATGGACCAGACGAACATAATGTCCGATAGCAGCGCTGGCGCCCTGAAATCGTGACCAGTCGTCAGCAGCGCCCTCCCGGACCGGCGTCGTCAACACGGCCTCTAGTGTGGGTTTGGAGGGCACAGATGTGGTATCGCTCGCGAAGCCCACACCAGGCAGTGGCGGCATTTCGGCGACCCGTTCGGCCAAATCCGAAAGCTCAATCTCGACGTCGCGATGTTCGCGGATCTGCACGAGGCGCTGGTGCCCGTGCTTATGATAAACTGTGCCTGGGACCCGGATCGGCTGGTGCGCTGAGCGAAAATGGGTATCGCCACCAACCTTCACGGCGATGTCGCCCCGCAAACGGCACAGGTTGGCTAGATCGTCGCCCTCCGCCGGCTCTGTGAGTTTCCACCACACATGAAGCTTGGCCGCCCCTTCAGGCGTGCGGCCGCCACTTTCAATCACGAGGGTGGGCGTTCCGAGGTGGCGGGTAACATGCTCAAGCTTGGCTGGAATGTCTCCAGCATCAAGGTCAACAATAATGGCCTGCATATGCAGAACATCTGAGGCACGGGCGTGTCCCTGCTCGGCAACTGTGCCCGGGATAACATAGACAGCGGCGCCCTCGCGGTTTGCCCAGGCTGCGAAGGTTGCGAGTTTCTCGGGCGCGGTGTCGTCGGCCGAGATCCAGATGTTATGCGGTTTGCCATCCCGGCCTTGCCCTTTGTCGACAAAGCCCCTCAGCGGGATGAGCCCCTCACACCAGCTATAAACGGTGTCGAGAAACACAGCGATCTGGTGAGGATCAGGGTCGCAGCCGAAAGGGTTTTCGGACGGCAGGCCGTCGTTGAAGTCCATCCAAGGGTTGAAATGCAGGACGCTGTCATCGCTCATACGGGCAACCCCCAGGAGCGCTCAGACCACGGGCAGAAGCGGCATTCGAAGAAGTCGGACGTGGTCGCGATGCGAGGCAGCAACTCACCCGTATCGGTCGCCTGTAGGATCCGCACGCCCCGGTCGGACATGCGCTGCGCGAGATCGGCGTCGAAGAGCACCAGCTCGTGGTGAAGTTCGGCCGTGTCCTTGTTGATCGCCGTGAAGACCGCGGGCGCGGCGCTGATGCCGGGCACGCTCGTTTCCATGTAAGCCTGATAGAAAGCAATCTGGGCAGCGTAGACTGGTTTGGACTTGGTCACGCCGTCCTTGACGCAGGCCCGCCAGTTCTTCGCATTCATGGTTTTGCATTCCCAGAGCGCGGGGACGGCGAGACCAAAGCCTTCGGGCCCGGCGGCAATGATGCCATCGACATGGCCCCGAATGCGTCCGCCCGCGACCGAGAAGCCGAACTGACCACCATCGGGGCGATTGCCCTTGCGGGTGAAGAGATCAAACCCTGCCTGCCTCAACCACACGACAGCGAGGTCTTCAAGGACATGCCCGATGGCAAAGATGCGCAGCGACTGACCACTGAAGTCCTTGCCATCGTCCTTGGGTGTTGCCGTGAGTTCGAACTGCAGTGCGCGTTCGCAGGCATGACCGAGGCGGGACCCCCCAAGATAATCGCGGGGCGTCCGCGTGGCCTGATCGGCGGTGAGTGCGCGGTCCACAGCTTCATTGACACGATCGGCAAAGCTGGGCTTGTGGTTGAAGTCCAAGGTCAAAATGGCACCTCTAGCGCGCTCGCCTTTGCGATGTCGGACATTGCGTCCCGGAAACCTTCGACGGCTTCCTCGATTAGAGAGCGCACCTGCGCCTCGGAGAGATCGGCCAGCGATGTGCCCCAGCCGATCTCGTCCATCAGCAGCGCCACGCGCTTCATGGTGGCTGTGATCGCGGCGCGCTCTTCGTCGGTGAGATCAACCATGGCGAAACGCTCCCTGGCCAATCGCGTCCAATGGGACTGACAGGGCATCGAGCAGAACCAGACCGATGGCCGGGGCCGTCTCGAACGAACCGGGTCGAACCAGCCAAAACCACGGGTGGGTTGCCTGCAGACAGCACACAGCGCCCCACGCGGGTGCCAGAGTTTGCGCCGCTCCGCGGCGCTGATAGTGTCGGCGACCGTCATGGATCATGCCGCCCTCCGGTCCGGGGCTGCCGCGCTGTTGATCAGCTGGCTGATGCCCTGCTTGTTGAAACCGAAGGTCATAAGCGCCGAGGCGCGATAGCGCGTCAGGCCAAAGTCATGTCGGCATTCAGGTGGCAGGTATTTCAGCTGCTTTTCAGTCGGGGGCTGCCCCAGCCAGCCGCGCGTCTTGAAGGCGCTCTCATCGGTTTCGTGGGTGTTCAGCCAGTCATCAGCCTGAGCAAGGCACACACTGCGCTCGCCGATGCCAAGAAGATGCGGACGCACGCCCTTGGCCCCACCGATCGCGTACCAGACGCCATTCTTCCAGAAGATGCCGCTCCAGCCATTGAAGCCTGCCGCCATCAATGCGTCGTCGGTTCCAAAGAGATCGACCCAAGCGAAGCTCGAGCGCTCCAAGAGGTCAATTTCGGTCATCATGAAGCCTGACAAAGGCGCAGCAGCGTTGCCTTCGCCGGCCCCCTCCTCCTCACGTGGGAAGGCCTCACCGCAGAGCGGGCATTCCGTGGAAGCGAGAGGAATGTCCGCCTCACAACAGGGGCAGGTCTTGGTGGGCGCGTCGCCACCCTCTGTCCTGCCCTCGAGGTCGACGTCCTGTTCCAGTGTGCCGTGGATCAGGCTCGAGGTCCCGAAATCCAGCACAATGCAGTCGGTCTTTACGATGCCTGGGTGTTCCCCTGGGTCAACCGTGCGCAGTCCCCGGCCGACCATCTGGATCATCGTGGACTTGTAGGAACTGGGGCGCAGCAGCACGACGCAGGAGGTGGGCGGGTGATCCCAGCCTTCGGTCAGCACGGCCACATTGACGATGACGCAGATGCTGCCCTCGGCGTAGTCGGCGAGGATCGCCTTGCGTGTCTCGGCCGCCAGGTCGCCGTGAATCAGCGCAGCGGAAACGCCCGCCGCCCGGAATGCATCGGTAACGTGCTCGGCATGCGCGACGGTGGAGCAGAACACCACCGTCTGCCGATCGCCGGCCTTCTCCTTCCAATGGCGGATTACTTCTTCGGTAACGGGCGCGCGGTCCATAATGTCCGCCACCTCAGACATATCGAAATCAGACATCGACTTGCGGACAGACCGCAACTCATCCTGCACGCCGACGTCGATGACGAAGGTGCGCGGTGGCACGAGGTGGCCCGAGGCGATCAGCTCGCCCAGCCGCACCTGGTCGGAAACGTTGTCGAAGACCTCCCGCAGCCCCTTCCTGTCGCCCCGGTTCGGTGTCGCTGTGACCCCGAAGATGCGGGCATCGGGGTTGGCTTCGCGGACCCGGTCGATGATGCGGCGATAGCTATCGGCAACAGCGTGATGGGCTTCGTCGATGACGAGCAGATCGAGGCGCGGCATGTCGGCGAGGTTCGAGGCGCGCGCCAGGGTAGGAACCATCGCGAAAGAGACCTGTCCGTCCCAAGACTTCTCGGTGGCATCAATCACCGATGTGGCAACACCCGGCACCACGCGCTGGAACTTGGCGCGGTTCTGCGCCGTCAGCTCGTCACGATGAGCCAGCACGCAAGCCTTGGCGCCGTCGCAGATCAACTCACCGGTGACTGCCGAGAGCATGACCGTCTTGCCGGCGCCGGTGGGCGCGACACCCAGAGTGTTGCCGCGGGAGGCGAGCGCAGCCAGGCTGCGCTCAACGAAGGTCTTCTGGCGGGGACGCAGACGCATGGCCAATCCCCCTTACTTCGCCCAGCTCGGCCGGCCGGGATTGCCGGGCGCGGACGCGGGCTGCATGGTTTGGGGGGCGGCTGCGAACTGCTGGGGCGCATAGCCCTGCGACAAGGCCACAGGCGTTTGCGGCGTGACCGCACCCGTCACCGCGGCATAGTCGCGGTGATCCGGCGTCACGGCGGCGCGGATCTCGTTCTTGTCATCGCCATTTGTGTCTTGGCCAATGTCAATGCGCGCGACAAACTCAAGTCCATCAAGATCGCCAAAGCCGTTGATACGGCGCCGGAGCTGAGCCTCTGAAGAGTTGTCCTTGTCAGACACGCCGCGGGCCGAGTTCAGCATGCCCCGGACCAAGCCACGCCCCATATTGCCCCACTCCGGACCCTTCGGGCTGTAGAGCCCGATCAGCGACCAGATTTTGCGACGGGCATAAGGGCCCTCAAGAACTGTGTATTCGGCATCAAGATAGACGGCGCCGGTCGTGGCGCGACGCGCCCAGCCTCCAGTCCAACCCTGCGAGGCATCGTCAAAGCCGCCGGGACGCAGGGTCAGGCGAACCTTGGCAATCGTGCCTTTTGGGATGACGTTGGTGTTCGATTGCGCGGAGTTGAAGTCGTTCCATGGTCCGGTCATTGCGCGGCTCCGTATCTGTTGATGGGGGGACGCTCAGGTGCGTCGAATGGGAAAAGCCAACCCGGAGCCCCGATCGGGACACCGGGTGCCGGCGCAGACTTTTCAGCCGCGGTCGGGCTCGTTCGAGGGATCGGCCGGGGTCACCGCAGGCCATGCGAGCCGCGCAGAGGCCGGCACGGACGGGCGCTGGATTTTTTCCATCAGGCGGCCGAGATGCGGGGGTTCGACCAACTCAAGGCGACCCGAACGGTCCTTTGCAGGGAAGCCCCACGGGTTCAGCGTCTGGCAGACAAAAGCCCGCTGCGGTTTGCCGTCTGCATCGGGAATGTCGGCCATGGTTACAACCTGATCGACGATGCCAGGCAGCTCGAGGCCGGTCTTGCTGCCGTCGATCTGCGGCTGGAAGACCTTGCGATTGAAGTCGTCGAGCTTTTCGTCGAGGATTCCTACGAACCAGACATGTTTGCCGCGCGTGTGCTGCAGATGCGTTAGCCAGGCGATCATTTCGCGGCCATGGAGCCCATAGGCACCGCGAATGTCTGGCTTGCCAGTCTTGTCCGAGAAGGCTTCCGGTTGCCCGCGGCACCATTGAAAGCAAAGCCGTCCTGCCACGGTGATCGAGTCAATAAAGACGGTCTGATACTTTTCGGTCACCGCGGGGTCACCATACCGGCCGCAGACCTCATCGAA